TGTTGCCGTTGCTTCGCCCCTTGACCGGGCGGATGTTGCCGACGTTGTCCTTCACCAGCCGCACCGCCTGGAGCGCCGAAGACAGCACCGGATCCGGCTCGTAGAACAGCTGCCGCGACTTCAAAAGGTCGCCCCACAGCTTCCACGCCGGAGCCATCGTCCGGATCGACTGATCGATCGGGACGATCGGCCATCCGCGATCGGCCCACCGCCGGATGTCCCGTGCCTGGGACGGGTTCTGATCCACGCCGACTTTCCGCACGTCGTAGCGGGCCATGATCACCTCGAGCTCGGCTTCGATGATCGCCATGTCGTGCCACTCGCCCGGCATCCGGCGCAGATGTCCCTGTTCGCACCACTTCGACAGCGGGCACTTCGACCGCTTGGCGTCGGCTTCGATGTCCAGCCCCGCCCACCAAGACACGTTCCGGGCGCGGATCCGCCCGCCGTCCACGACCATCACGCATAGGGTCGTGAGGTCGAGCTGGGTGCCGTACCCGCCGCGGCTCAAATCAATGGCGACCACCGCCGGGGATCCCCGTAGCCGATCCCAGTCGCAAGCCTCCGACTGCCGCTCCAGGACCGAGAGGTCCACGTCGGTGGTCGCCAGTTCGTGGTAGCGGCACGCCAGCTGCGTCTCAAACTCCGCAATCTGGACGGGATCGCCGCTCTCTAGCATCGTTCGCGCCGCCATCTCAAGCTGCGTCGGGTCAATGATCGTCCCGAGCCCGGGGTGCGCCTTGATCCATGTCGCCGGGTCCGATGCCTGATCGTCGGCGTCCAAGCCGTACAGCATCGGCCACCAGCCGGCTGGATACGGCTGTCCGGACGCGATCGCCCGCTCGAGCGCGTCCCAGTAGCCCCAGATGGGGCGCGTCTTCATCTCGGGATCGGGCGTCGTGGCGTGCAGCGCCTGGCTGCTCGGGAACTTGGCTAGCCCGGTCAGCAGCCGCCCGAACGCCTTTTCCATGCGTGCCGTCTCGTCGGACACCACCGTCCGCACCGTCAGGCCGTCGAGCGCCTTGTCGGTGCACGGAAGCGACGTGTACCGGTTGCCGCCGTGCGTCACCTTGCCGGGGTGCGCCGGGGTGCTGCCGCCCGTCGCGTGCCATTCCTCGTCGCCGAGCGTCTCGGACATCACCCGCATCCGCTCGAACGTCTTCTGCGCGAGGCGCCCGTCCGGAGCGACGCTCGCGAACTCGAGCCGCGTCGTTGGGTCGCTCATCGCCGCCATGATCAGGCTCGCGGCGAACTCCGTCTTCCCGTTGCCGCGCCCGACGGCGAGCAGAAGGTTCTTCGTCGCCGGGGTGTCGGTCTTCCGCCCGTCCACGATGCGACGCCTAGCGAGCAGCAGCATCGCCACCATGCATTGCCAGGGCATCCACACGAGCGGGGTGCCGGCGCCGGCCTCGGCGCCCTGCCCGCACCGGAGTGCGAACACCCGGGCCGCGTCCGCTCGAGCATCGTCCCACCAGACGCCGTGCTTCGCCGGCGCACGCCGCTCTTCGAGGTAGCGGCGACAGGCGTCCGTGATCCTCGCATTCGCGACAATGCTGCCATCCACCACCGACTTCGCGTAGGCGTCGGCTTGGGCGGCGCAGTCAACCGGCTTGGGCTTGCGGGATCGCTTCGCCATGTGCGTCAGTTTTGGAGGTCCCCAAAGCGCGGTGGCCCAACCACTTGCACCCCCTCGGGGTCAAGGGGGGGACCCGTTTCAATCTCGCTTGAATGCACGGCCAGCCCTTTCCGCAGCTTCTCGGGCCGTCTTTGCTGCATGGCATGGCTTGCACAGGCTTTGCAAGTTGGTCCATTCGTTCGTTCCACCTCGATGAAGTGGAACGATGTGATCAGTCTCTAACTCATGGATTGCACCACAGTTAGCGCATTGCACGTTGACCTGTTTGTGATGGCGTGACACCTTTCGCCATGAGCCTGGTCGAGACTTGCCAACAGACAACGGCTCGAAGACCGTCCCAAGGTCTGCATAGAACTTGAAACGCGTCAGACGAGCCACGGTCCAACCCCTTCCCATAGTCGATCGTCATCCTCGTAACGCCACACCAGCAGCCACGGGCTGTTGTTCTGTCGGCACAGCACCACCGGCGTGCGCTGCCCTGCCGCATCTGTCACGGCTTGCTTCATCCACCGAGCGGCGAGGCCGCATCGAGGTGCCATGTCCGGAAGGACGATGCGCTTCGAGACTTGCTTCGCGTTGCACAACGTTGCGAAGTAGAAACCGTCCGCGGACAGGCTCAGCGGAAGGCGCTTCGCGCGTTTTGTCCACCAGGTCAGCCCTGACGCATAGTGCTTCACCTCGACATGGAGGCCGATGTCCTGGCTCGGCATGACATCGGCAGAGAACTTGCCCGACACTTGCGCCGTGCGCTGCCACTTGACATCGAACACCAGTTCGAGCGCACGGCACGCCTCGAGCTCGGCTCGCTTGCCCTTGGTACGGCTCTGAATCATCGCCTGTCCTCCACGGTTGAATGCTGCCCGTCCCTGAAGATGACGCTTCCGCCTCGTTCGCGGCGGCGTCGGTAGTAGTCCGTGTCGAATCCGCCGCCTGCTCGGGCGATCTGCCTCGCGAGGTCGTCGAGCTCCTCCTGGATGGCCCAGAAGGTCGTCCAGCGCTGCCGAATGAGGTCGTGGGCGGCGTCGACCTCAAGGCGGATCGCCGCTTGGCGTGCCTTTGCCATGTCGAGCTCTTTGCGAAGCCTGGGTAGAAGATCCCCCGCGCCCGGAATTCCGGGACCGGACGCGGGGGCCGGAGCGACGTGCTCCTGGTGTTCATCGCCGGGATCGTTCACTTGCCGTCCTCCTGCGGAAAGCAGTCCCAACCGTGGTTCTTCGCAATACCAAACGCATCCAGCGGCACATCGCGGGATACCCGCCCGCAATACATCCGCCTCGCCTCGTCGCGCTCGGCGGTGAGGCGTTCGATGGCGTCTGCGGCGTCTCCGCAGTCAAGGTTCCACGCGGTCGGGTTGTTGTTGCAAGTCTTGCTCCAAAATCGCATCCGCTCGACGATGTCATCGCTCATGCTGCCACCCCCCTGATCTTGTGCAGCACGACGGCCCGAACGTCGCGGGCGCCCTCGAGGCTGTTCACGATGCGCTGGAGCGTGTCATAGGGCGCGTTGCCGGTGCGAGCCCAGTTCAGGCACAGGAGCCGCCATGCCGGCGGGATGTCCTCCCTCGCGAGGCCGTGCTGCTCGAGCACCCGCGAGCAGACCCGGCGCTGTGCGTCGATGTCGGCTCGAGGATCGCGGGCTCGGATCCTCTGAACCAGCTCATCGAAACCCTCCCGCCCACCCGCTGCGGCGTCAGCCGCGCCTTGGTTAGGTTGGCTAGTTCCTTGGCTAGTTAGAATCCCTAGGCACGGTTTGCCGCATTGCGCTGCATCTCCTGCCGCATTGATAGGCACGGTTTGCCGCATTACCCCTGCACCGTTTGCCGCATTGACCCCGTCGAAACGCACCGAGTAGTCGAGGCTCTTGGCCCCGCGCTGGGTGGTCGTGATGAGCCCTTTCCGCCGCAGGGAAGCGACGATGGTGCGGATCGTGCGGACGCAGAAGCCCGTCTTCAGGGCCAGCGTCCCCTGGCTCGGGTGGACGCGGGTGCCGTAGTCGATCAGCGCGAGGAGCACGAGCTTCTCCTCGGGCGTGACGGAGTCGCCCAGGCGCCAGACGTCGCTCGGGACGTTCTTACCCATGATCGACCTCCATGTCGATGAGGTCGGCGACGATGTGGCCGTCCTTGTACGGCTTGAGCTTCACCATCACCATCCTGCCAGCCATGTCCGCGAGCGGCTCGAACGAGGTGTAGTCAACGTCATCGCGACCGTCGTGCCCCTCGAGCGTCACGACCCAGTACGGCTTGCCGGCCTTGCTCACCTTCTGCTCGACGCCCGCACAAACGCCGCGAACCTCGCGTAGGGCGCCGGAGTCGCCTTTAGGCGCGTCCGCGCCTTTGGATGGCGCCGGGAGCCTCTTGATCGGCGCGGGCGCCTCCTGACGGCTCTCCGCGGCTTCCTGCGGCATCTCCTCGGCGAACGATCCCTCGGCACCGAGCAGCGCGGTCGCCCAGCCCATGACGCCCTTCAGGGCGCGGCCCGTCGCCCGCGTCTGCGCCATCATCTGCCGTGCAAACTGGGGACGGTTGCACCACGGCTTTTCGTCATCGAACACGCAGCCCATGCCGCGACCGACGATCTTGCCGTCGGCCATCACGGTGGCGATCGCCTCCCAGTAGCCGGCGATTCCGTCATCGCCAGCCGGTACGTGGCGCATGGACTCAATGGCGGTCGTGTAGCCCATCGCGGTGCCGATCGCCTGGGCGCCCTGCACCATCAGGTAGCCGCGCCCCTGGACGCGGACGATGAAGTTGTCCTGGACGAGCTTGGCGACGGAGGCGACCACCGCCTGGTTCTGACGCACGCGATCCTGCGGCGAGAGGAGGTCACCCATGACGCACCTCCAGCTGCTTCGCTGCGGCCTTCTCGGCGCGGCGTGCGTCCTCGATCCACTTCTCGAGCTGCCCACGGATGCTGCGGTGCTGCTTCTGTCCCTCAACCGCCGCCGCCCGGTAAAGCTCCGAGCTGATCCGAATCTGGATCGTGGCGCTGTCCTTGATCTCTCGCATATCGCTGCCTTTCATGGCAGCGGTGCGTGGTCAGTAACCGGTCCCTGCTATGGCTGTTCTG